AAGACTAGGAATTACTTGTGGCTTCTGTGACTACAAACATGCCTGTTGGGAAAACTTGAAGGAACTACCATCTGTTATGTCAAAAGCTAAGATACCACCTATTGTATACTACACAGAACTAACAGAAGAGCATGCCTAAATGTCTCCTCATAAGGTAAGACGAGAAGCAATAAAGTATGGGTATAGAAGTGGACTAGAGCATAAGATTTCTATGGCTCTTGATACAATAAATTATAAGTATGATTATGAAAGTATCAAGATAGAGTGGGAAGACTTAGCCTATCGCACCTATACCCCTGACTTTATATTAAACAATGGTATAATAATAGAAACGAAAGGAAGATTCCTAACAACAGATAGAAGAAAACACTTGTGCATACAGAAGCAACACCCTAAACTAGATATTAGATTTGTTTTTACAAATAGTCGAAGTAAGCTAAGTAAAGGTGCGAAATCTACCTATGCCGAGTGGTGTATTAAACACGGCTTCAGATACTATGACAGAATAATACCTGAAGATTGGCTAAAGGAAAAGGGAAAGAATAAGCATCCTAACTTTATTAAATTTAAAAATACTAAAATAAGGAGAATATAATGACACTAGAGCATAAACCAAACAGTTCATATTTTATAGAAATACAACCTAAAATGTTAGATGCTAATTGGACAGGTGAGTTAGATGTAAATATAATAACTTCATCTGAGAATCCTCTACCTGAAGAAAGCAAGGCACACATGTTGCATTTGTGTCAGCTTGTAGCTAGTACAGTAGCTTTAATGGAAAGAAGACCGGCATTAGCAGATGAGTTAGAAGAATTTTTAAATGAAGAAGAACTGTACTGCATAGATCAAAATAAAAAGACTGTGACCACTACTGTTAATGATAATGTTATAACCTTAAACTTTAATAAGGAAACAAAGCATTGACAATACATACTAAAAATAGTAAAAAAGATATGCGACATATGGAGTATATGAAATATATGGCAGAAAAGGAGAAGCAAGCTATGACACAGTCTGACAATAAACAAATGGGAGACATGGTTAATAGTCCTATTCACTACAACAAAGCAGGTATTGAAACGATTGATGCCTTAGAAGCTATGTTAGTTAATGGATTTGATTACTACCTACAAGGGAATATAGTTAAATATCTATGGAGATACAGATATAAAAATGGTGTTGAAGACTTAAAAAAAGCACAATGGTATCTTAATAAATTGATTGAGGTCTACGATGGTAAGAGTTAAAATAATGATGACTGTTCATGTAGACCCTGATGAATACCCCATACCTTCGGATGGTAGGGTGGGGGATGAAATAGAAGACTACATTACAGATGTAATACACGAATTAGACGGAGTTAAAATTAAAAATATGAGAAGTGTAACTGAGGAGACATAAATGCTTAAAAACTATTTACCAACAGACTATCAAAACTTCATAGCACTCTCTCGCTATGCAAGATGGAAAGACGATGAGCAAAGAAGAGAGAATTGGGGTGAGACTATAGATAGATACTTTGACTATATGAATAATCATTTAGTTAGTAACTACAACTATACAGTTAGTAAAGCCTTAAAAGAAAAACTAACAGATCAAATAATGTCGTTAGGTGTAATGCCTAGTATGAGGGCATTGATGACAGCAGGTCCTGCATTAGATAGATGTCACGTAGGTGGTTATAACTGTAGCTACATACCTGTTGATAGTCCACGTTCATTCGATGAATGTATGTATATACTTATGTGTGGTACAGGTGTTGGTTTCTCTGTAGAACGTGAGAATGTAGACAAACTACCTATAGTTAATGAACATTTTGAAGATAGCACTACAGTTATCAAAGTAGGTGATAGCAGACCCGGATGGGCAAAAGCTTTACGTGAACTTATAGCCATGCTATACGTAGGACAAGTACCTACTTGGGATGTTTCAGAGGTTAGACCAGCAGGTGCAAGACTAAAAACATTTGGGGGTAGAGCATCAGGACCTGATCCATTAGTAAAATTATTTAATTTCTGCATTAAAAAGTTCAAAGGAGCTAAAGGTAGAAGACTATTTCCTATTGAGTGTCACGATTTAATGTGCAAAATAGGTGAAGTAGTTGTTGTGGGTGGAGTCCGTAGGTCTGCACTTATATCCCTATCTAATTTAGGCGATGATCAAATGAGACATGCTAAATCAGGAGAATGGTGGGATGAACCTGAGAAAAATATATACCGTGAAGGTCAAAGGGGTATGGCTAATAACTCTGTGGCATACAAAGGTAAGCCTGAAATGGGTACATTTATGAGAGAGTGGTTATCTTTATACGAATCTAGGTCAGGAGAACGTGGTATCTTTAATAGGCAAGCAGCCCAAGTAAAAGCACTTGAGAATGGTAGAAGAGATGCCGAGTATTACTTTGGTTGTAATCCGTGTAGTGAGATCATACTTAGACCATATCAATTCTGTAATCTTACAGAGGTAGTATGCAGAGTTACAGATACATTAGAGTCCTTGAAAGAAAAGGTACGCATGGCTACTATACTTGGTACATTTCAATCTACCCTTACTAACTTTAAATACTTACGTAAGGTATGGAGAGATAATACAGAGGAAGAGAGATTACTAGGGGTTTCCCTAACAGGTATACTTGACTGCCCTATATTAACATCTGAAAACCCTAACATAGAAAAAGACCTACAAGCACTAAGAGCAGTAGCAGTAGAAACTAATAAGAAAATTGCCAAAGATTTAGGTATAGTACAGTCAACTGCTATAACTTGTGTCAAACCTAGTGGTACAGTTAGTCAATTAGTTGACAGTGCTTCAGGTATTCATGCTAGACATAATGACTACTACATCAGAACTGTTCGTGGTGATAACAAAGACCCTATCACACAGTTTATGAAAGAGAGTGGTATACCGTCTGAACCTGATGCAGGCAAACCTGATAGCACTACAGTGTTTAGCTTTCCTGTTAAAGCACCATCAGGTGCAGTTACAAGAACTGCTATGACAGCTATTGAACAGCTAGACTTTTGGTTGTTGTATCAAAGACATTGGTGTGAACATAAGCCATCTATAACTGTGTCTGTTAAAGAACACGAGTGGATGGGAGTAGGAGCATGGATTTATGATAACTTTGATGAAGTATCAGGAATATCTTTCCTACCATTCTTTGATCATACTTACGTGCAAGCACCTTATCAAGATATAACAGGTGAAGAGTATGAGCAAGCATATAAGAAGATGCCTGCTTCTATTGATTGGTCTAAGTTAGCAGACTATGAGAAAGAAGATACAACTAGTGGTGGTAGAGAACTAGCTTGCACAGCAGATGCGTGTGAGATGGTTGACATACAGGCTAGTTAATGCTAGAAAGTGGTGAGTTACTTTGGTGGCAATGGTGGTTATTAATAGCCATTTCCATCAACACCATGATCAATATGATTGTGTTCTTTAAAGGAAGAAAGTTACATATACGAGAGTTTTTACATTTAAAACCAAAACCAAAAAGGAGTATAAAATGAGAGAGATGATATTACAAGCACTAAAGAGTAAGATATCAGGACAGATAAATGGTCATATAGCTAATATTGAAGCCATGATGACTAATCCTGTAGGGATAGGAGACCATCCTTCTATTGTAGAGACTATAGAAAAAGAGTTATCTTCACTAGAACATGAGAATGGTAAATTAAATAACCTAGTTAGATTTTTTGAAAGGAGACAAGAAGATGATAAAAAAGAAGAAGTTTCAAAGCCGAAAGGATAGAGGTCTAAGCAAATATGATGCACCTCTTCACATTCAATATAAAAAAGGATTCAATGCCTTCTTTAAGAATGAGAAAACCTCATATGGACTAAATACTATGCAGTATCGTGAGTGGTTACGAGGGTGGCACGATGCATTTGTTAGACAACTAGAGAAGGTAAAAAATGCAGAAGCTAGAAGAAGAAGCGAGAAAATTTATGCATGATAACTTAGTTATTGCAGAAGTTATGACTGCTGACTTCTATGAAGCACGAGCAGGGCAGACTGCTATCTTCCCAAAAGAAAAAGCCTTAGAGTATTTAGCTCTAGGCTTAACTAGTGAAGCAGGTGAGGTAGCAGGTAAGGTGAAGAAACTAATACGTGATGGCAAGGGTGATAAAGAATCAATAGCCTATGAAGTAGGTGATGTTCTTTGGTACTGTGCTGTATTAGCTAGTGAGTTGGGTGTTAGTTTAAATACTATTATGCAGAAGAATCTAGAGAAATTGCATGGTAGAAAAGAACGTGGCACTCTCGCAGGTTCAGGAGATGAACGATAAAACTAGTGGGCAGGAGCTTATAATGAGTTACCTGCCTATCTATTTTAATACGTTTTGAGCATCTCTATAAAAAGTTCCAATAGTAAATAATTCTAATAAATCTTTACCCTTTTCATATGAAGCCACCCTTTTATTTTGTTCTTCAAATATTTGTTTCGCTTGGTTACGAATATCTTTAGGTAGACGTTTAAATTTTTTTAAATTAGTTTGTTTTAAGAATCCATTAATTAACTCTGCCATACCCTTTTCATTATCTAATCCTTTGTCAAGGAGTTTGGCATAGGCTGATTCTTTAAACATACCTCTTAGGGTAGTTAAACTAGAGCTAACCACACCACGAACTGTGGATTGAATATATTTCTTGCTATATTTAGGTGGAGCATCAGGGTTCATTCTAAATGGTAAATTAGTTTTTGCTAACCTATTTTTTTCTATTAAACTCTTTTCAAAAGCTTGAGCTACTTTAGATATAGTAGGTATTAAAGAACCCATTAATTTATTTTCAAAACCTCTTACTTGAGGACTAGTTTCTTTTGATCCTGTTTTCCATTCAGTAAAGCCATATTCCTCAAGAAATAAACTGTCAGGTGGATTTTCTTCATAGAAAGACAGACCACCAAACACTTTTAGTAAGGGTCTTAATCTTTTCTTACCATCTTTGTCGAGTACATAAGACCTATCAGGATATTGATCAGTATCTCCTCCAAATCTCCGTATAAAAGGTCTCTTTACTTGTTGTTTAAAGCTACCTCCCAAATCACCATATTTATATTCTTCACTTGAATCTTTCATGGTGTCTACTCTTGGGTTATCCATCAATCCGTATTCAATTAACTCACCATTTTTCATAATATTAATGTAAGGTAACTTTGGTAAACCTCTTTCTAAATCAACTATCTGACCAAGAGGAACTCCATATCTTTGAGCAAAAGTTCCTGTGAATGTTCCTGTACCCTTAACAATTCTATTATATATTTCTTCATCTCCACCACCTATAGCTTGAATAAAGTCTTCTACAAGGCTAGTGGTTCTCCCTGATCTTAGTGTAGCACCTAAAAATGTTTCAGACATCTCCTTAAAGTCTCCAACTATAGAACCATTTAAAGTGCCGTCTTCATATCTATTCATAAACTCCACTATAAATAGAGCCTGTCTCAAAGGAAACTGTGGAGTTATATCTATTACTTCCCCATCACCAGTCCTAATAAATTTATAATCTGGATGAGGGTCTCCTATATAACCTTGAAATGCTTCAGGTCTGTCTTTTTCTTTCATTCTATACATACTAGCAGCCTGATATATGCCTAATCCCACAAGATTTCTAGATATATCTTCTAAATCTCTTTCACTTAATCGAGAAAAGGCTGATCTAGGATTGTCTCCTACAAGTCTCATAGCTCTTCTAATAGGAACTAAAGCTGCACCTGCTGAATATTGAGCTATTAATTCCATACTAGTAAATACAAATCTAGGGAAAGCAAATACTGCTGTTAATCCTGTATCAGTTATAATTTTAGTGAGTGTTCTAAAAGGACTGAAATTAGGCATATTAGAATAAGTAGCATTTCTAGCTGTCTCTGTAGCTTCTGCAACTAGGTCTGCAAATTTCCTAGAGTCTTTTAACATTATAGTAGGAGAGTCTGTTAGAAACTCTTTTATTCTACCCTTGTTTAATTCCTCTATTAAGTCTAAACCATTATAATTTCTCTTAACTAATGTCTCTAAAGAGCTTAAAAAATAAGCACTTCTAGTTAAATGATCTTGCCACCTGTTAAAGGTATTTAAAGTGTCTACTAAATCTTCACCCCCTGATATTAAAATATCAGCATATTTTTGCACTATAGGTAAGGTTGAATTATCAGGACCTTTGAGTTTTTTTATCTCGCTTATCTGAGTAAACAAAACATCAAACTTATCTTTAAATTGAGGGTCTTTTAAAATATAGTCAACGTAGTCTTTTACATCTAAATTATCAAATAAATAAGTACTATTTCTTAATTGACCTCTCCAATTATTAGGAGTAACTAAATATTTAAAGTTACGTTTTCTTAAACCTTCCTCTGTTATATTATATAGCAAGGTATTAGGAACATTAGAAAGAGTTTCTAAGGGTGCTCTTATTAAAGTCGATTCCACGTTACGAACCATAGTAGCAAACATAGAAACTAATGCACCTCTACCTACATCAACAGTTCTCTGAAAAGCTTTTTTCCAAAAACCTTGTTTAGCTTTTGCAGTTTGAGAAATGGTTTCACCTCTAGTTGTGATACCCATTTTTCTACCTTTTAACATAGCTACTTTTTGTAATACTTTACCTGCTTGCGAAGCAGAGCCTACAGTCATAGTTATATATTCTTCTAAAGTTAAATCATATTTATTCAATAAACCTAATAATTCATCACTCGCTATAAAGTCTCCTTTAATTGTTGCATTAAGCAAACCGTCTATAGTCATTTTACCTTGAAATAAGTTAGGGTTATTTTTTCTAAGTTCAGATGCTATAGCTATTAAGGGGTCTATCTTATCAGGCAATAGAATAGGACCTAATAAATCATCAGGTTTAACATTTAATACCTCTTCAAAATCATCTTTACTTACAAACACATCTTTTTTAGCTGTTCCTGCTATGTCAAAAGTAGTGTCTTCAAATTTAATGCTGTCAACTCTGTCATACTGATTTTCTTTAGCTATACGTAGACCTACTATCCTAGCTTTGTCATAGTCAACACGTAATGAACCTGTTTGTTTACCGTTTTTATCTAGAGTAGTTGATATTAATTTGCTTTCGTCTAATATCTTAGTAACATCATTTTTATCTCTAGCACCTATTTGGACTTCATAGTCAATAATTAATTCTTCTTTAATAGCTTTATTTTCTTTAGCTAACTCGGATGCCTTTTTAGCTTTTTCAGCGGCTATTACAATTTCATTATTCTTAGCATTGTTTATATTTAATCTTCTATTCTCAATCTTTTTAACTTTACCTGCTGTTTTAATTAGCTTCTTTTTCTTTTTTAATTCAGCATTTAATATATCATTCGCTAATTCTTTAGCTTTAGGAACTCTAGTTAGTATACGCATCATAGCACCAACTTCAGCCACCTCTAGTATTTGCCCTAAGTCACCTGTAAATTTCTTAGCTCCTGATCTAGAGTTCATACCTAATAACTTAGTAAAATTACCATCTGTACCATCATCTATGGCTTCATGTACAGTTTTATATAAATCGGCAGTTCCACCACGAACATACTGTGCTCCTGCTGTTATGTAAGCTAAAGTTTTAGCACCATTCTCCCCAAATGTATTATAATAAAATTCCATATAAGGAGAATCTTTCATCTTCTCTTTAAATGTATCACTTAATAAGTAAGTTTCGTAATCTACTTTTATATTTCTAGGGGGTTTAGGATATGTATATCTCTCACCAATCTTATCTCTATCTTGGATAGTGAGCATCTCATTCATTTGGGTATCTACAGACTTAACTTCAGAACGAAACGTCTTATCTTCTGCATCTCTAGGTATTAACTGCTCTCGTTCATTTAACATTTCTTCGTCAGCAAATTTTATAACACCTGCATTAGGTGTGCCACCTACATCAGCAGTAGCTTCATATACAATACCTGCTGACTTAGCACCTGCAAGGTCAGTTAACTTTCCATCTGTAAAATATTGGGGGAATTGATTTACGTATTTAACACGTAATTCGTTTTGATAGGTCTTCTCTACTAAGGCATCTATCTTGTCTTTGTTTGCTTGGTAGACTTCCATAGCTCTTTTGTTATCAAGAAACTCTTTATACTCTGGACTAAGTTTATCCGTAGGGGGTTTAGCAACCTCCACTGTTTCTTTTTCTTCTATAACATTATCAAATGCACCTTTATACTTATCGACAGCAGTTCCATCTTTTTCTATTAAGCTATCAAACGCACCATCATACTGATTAGAATTATCATTATCAGATTTCAAAAGGTTGTCAAATGCACCTTCATA